AGAACAGCCTCTTAGATTTGTCAAGGTAAATGTGGCGTTTGGTCAGTATCCTCCGCATCTGTATCTTTGCACGAAGAAAAACAAGAAGGAACTTCTGCAGGATGAGCTTGGGCTTCTGGATGGAGCCGTATTTGACAATGTTGACATGATTATCAGAACGTATCACAGAGATGAAGACTCCTGTTCATTATATTTGAATAATGGATTCTTTACTCTGAGGACTGATCCGATTACAGCAAAATATGAGGCTCTGGTAGACGTTGCAGAGGATGGATCTGAAGACGAGGAAGAGGTACCTTTTGATTAAAAAGAAAACTATGTATAGAGAGTTGTAGAAATTTATTAATTTTTTTAGAAACTCCCGATTATTTTTTCTTTTAAATTCAAAAAAGCTTGATTTTTCAACGTTTTTGGAAAAAAAACCTCGACAAAAATTTTTCAAGGTGGTCTCAAAAAACGGCCGATTTTGAGCTATTTTTGAAACTTTTTGAAAAGGTTTTGACAAAGTTTTTGTGTAGAAGTCCTGGATTTTCGAGAGAATTTCTGGGACTTCTTTTTTCGATTTCAAGGAAGGAGATAGGCATGATTGCAATCGTAAAACGTGACGCCGTGTATTCTGTAAAAAACATGAACAACACATTTATTAATAAGATTTGTGTTTGCCTCAATAAGGGTGAGATTTGGGATGTTGAGGAGCGGAACTATACAGAAACTAAAAAATCGTACACACTGAGTAAAGAAGGCAATCCAGACTTTACCATCACAGCAACCAGAGAAAGATTGGAATTATATTTTGATTTTGCTGATTATCCGAATACATTGCAGAGAATGAAAAGATTGAAAATGTGGTTTGGACAAGGACGCCATACCAATGTCGAACGTTGAATTATACCCTCACCAAATTGACGCGATCAAGCGTATGCATAACGGATGTATTTTGTGTGGTGGCGTTGGAACTGGAAAGTCTCGAACATCAATTGCATACGCTTACTTGCAAGAGCTTGGTGGAAAACTCAAGGTGAATGGTTGCGGCAATTGGTCCAAGCCAACAATTAAAAAAGATTTGTACATCATAACAACAGCAAAGAAGAGAGACAGCTTGGAATGGGAAGGAGAGTTAGTTCCATTTGGTCTCTCAACAGATCCTGAACTTTCTGCAAGTCATATCAAAGTAATCATAGACAGTTGGAACAATATCCAGAAATACAAAAAGGTCTATAAAGCAATGTTTATATTTGATGAACAGAGAGTTGTTGGAAAAGGAGCGTGGGTGAAAGCGTTCCTCAAAATTGCTCGTGCAAATCATTGGATCCTATTAACTGCAACACCAGGAGATACGTGGGAAGATTATATTCCGGTTTTTATTGCAAATGGATTTTATAGGAACAGGACAGACTTTAATACTCAGCATGTAATTTTCAAACCTTATATGAAATACCCTGTAATTGATCATTATGTCAATCAGACAATTCTGATGAAGCATAGAAGAGACATCATGGTAGTCATGAAGTATGACAAGCAAATTGAAAAAGTTCATCATAGCGTTTTGTGTTCTTATGACAAATTGGCGTACAGAAGAGTATTCAAGGATCGTTGGGATATTTACGATAATTGTCCGATTGAAGAAACCGGAAAGCTTTGTTATTTGTTGAGAAGAATTACGAATGAGGACAATAGTAGAATAGAAGCAGCTCGTAAATTAATGATCGAGAATCCTAAGAGTATTATATTTTACAATTTTTCTCCTGAATTAAAAATTCTGAGAAAGTTAGCTAGTGATCTTGGGTATGACATTGGTGAATGGAATGGAGAAGTTCATTCTCAAGTTCCAACATCTGATCGTTGGGTTTACCTGTGTCAATACACAGCCGCAGCGGAAGGATGGAATAACACTACAACCAACGTCATTATATTTTACTCACAAAACTATTCTTATAAGACAATGACTCAGGCTGCTGGAAGAATCGACCGTCTTAATACTCCATTCAAGGAGCTTCACTATTACCATCTCAAATCTCATTCTCCAATCGACTTAGCAATAAGCAGAGCTTTACAGCAGAAAAAGAATTTCAACGAGAAAACATTTTTGGCTGGAGGTTAATGCCTATGGAATTACACGTAATTCAAGGACATGAGGATTATTGCGTCAGTAAGAAAGGAAATGTTTTTAGAATTACTGATGAAGGTCTTCGTCCTTTGACACCAGATGCTTCAAATGGAACAGCAAGAGTTCGATTGAATGGAAAAACTTTTTCAATTGCAAGACTCGTTGCAGAAGCATTTGTACCAAAATCCAACAAACATCGTAACCTTATATTTCATATTGATGGGGACAAGATGAATAACGATGCTTCAAACCTCTGTTGGATGACTGCAAGTGAAATTCAGATCTGGAGTAATTATATTGTTTCATACAGATTAGAGAAATTACCCCATGGGGTACGCTAGTATTTCTTGCCCTTAGATAGAGAGGGAAGGAACGTCTTTTAGATGATTCCTTCTCCCTTTTTCTTTTGGCCGAAAGAAAGGAGCATTCACCATGAACGAAAACATGTTTCAAAGAAAGATCATTCAGAGACTCAAGGTAGAGTTTCCTGAATGTGTCGTGATGAAGCAGGACCCAACGTACAAACAAGGGATTCCAGATTTAGTTGTTTTTTATCACGACAAGTATGCAATGCTGGAATGTAAGAAATCTGCTAATGCGTCTCACCAGCCTCAGCAGGATTATTATATTTCCAAATTTAACAGCTGGTCTTATGCCTCTTTCATTTACCCTGAAAACGTTGATCAGGTTTTCAAGGAATTGTCGGAGGTATTGGTATGAGTTTTCAGTTTTACAAGCATCCGGAAATTCCTGAAGGATCTCACGCACTCATCAGTCCAAGTCGTCATATTCTCAAAGCTAATTATACAAGAGAGCAGTTTGACAATTATATTGCAGCTTGCTACTCAACTCGTATTGGAACTTCAATTCATGAATTAGCAGCAGAACTGATTAATGCCAAACTCAAGGTGAATAAGTCAGAAGCTGTGAAGATGATTACTCTGAAACTTATTGATGACGGAATTCCGAGAAGAGTATTTAACGCTGAAAATTATGTTGATACGTTTGTTCCTTATGTAAAAGATGCTATCGGTTATGACATGTCAGCGGAACAGATCCTGAAGTATTCAAGGTACGCTTTCGGAACTGCTGATGCAATTAGATACAACGAATCAAAAAAGTATTTAAGAATTCATGATCTGAAAACTGGAAAGATGCCAGCTTCATTGGATCAATTAGTTGCTTATGCAGCTCTGTTCTTTCTTGAATACAAACTTAAGCCTGGCGAAGTGACAACTGAGATTCGTATTTATCAGAACGGTGAGATTGTTACGGGTCTTCCAACAGCACCTGACATTCTTCCGATTATGGATCAGATCCGTTCACTTGACGATTACTTTGCAAAAAATTATGGGGAGGAATAAATTGTGAGTGAGTTAGATTTCAATGCCTTAGATAATACTGACAATTATATTTCTCACCATGGTGTTGCCCATGATGATGATCCGCCTGGAAGAGGATCTGGACGCTATGCATGGGGTGAAGGCGAACGTCAGCATCAGCATGAATGGGGCGTGTATGACAGATACAAGAAGCTCAAAGCATTAGGTATGAAGGATACAGAGATTGCCGAAGCTATGGGCTTTTTTGTTACTGACAAAGACGGTAATCCAATCATCGATTCAACTACTGGAAAGCCAAAAGTCAATGTATCAAAACTCAAGGCGGAAAAGCAGATTGCAACTAATGTTGTAAAGTCTGATAAGAACGCTGAAGTCAACCGCTACCTCAATTCTATTAATCCTGCTACAGGTAAGAACTATACTCCAACTGAAATCGGAAAAATTCTTGGAATTAATGAGTCTACTGTTCGTGGAATGAAGGATAAAGACAAAAATGATACGAACAATAAGACCTTTGAAGTCGCTGATACGCTTGAAAAAGCAGTCAAGGAAAAAGGACTGATTGATGTTGGTCGTGGTACTGAACTTCTGGTTGGAGGAGAAGAAGGCGTTTCTACTGATCGTCTTAAAACTTCTCTCGAAATCCTGAAAAACAAGGGCTACAACGTCTACATTATTCCAATCAAACAGGTTGGTGGTGATGGAGACAATCAGACAAACATCAAAGTTTTGGCTCCTCCTGGAGTTTCGTATAATGACGCATTCAAGGACAGACTGAATATCAAATCTCTCGAAGATTCTTATTCAGCCAAGGATTATATGAACATGATGGGCGGTTCTGATCCTGTTCGTGTCTCTCTCGATAGAGTCAAAGTTCTATTTGATGAAGAAGGCGGCACTGAACGTGATGGAATGGTCCAGCTCCGTGCTGTTAGAGACAAAGACGGTAATTTGGTTCCTGCTTGTCCTGATCTTTCTATTGGCAATGCCAAGTACGCTCAGGTTCGTATTGCTACTGAAGGCGATCATTTTATTAAAGGAATGGCAGTTTACAGTGAAGATCTCCCTAAAGGCGTTGACATTCTTGTAAACTCTAACAAGTCTATCACTAAGGGCAAAGAAGGTGCGCTCAAGGATCTGGCAAAGAACGCTGATGGCACTCTTACAACTAATCCGTTTGGTGCAACTACTATTCAGACTACATTCACCGATCCGAAGACAGGAAAGCAGATGCAGTCAGCAATTAACATTGTTGGGGCTCCGACTCAGGACAATTCTGATGCTCATGTTGAAGGTCGTTGGAGCGATTGGTCAAGGAATCTGCCTTCTCAGTTCTTAGCTAAACAGTCTTATGGACTTGTACAGCAGCAGTTGAAACTCAAGGTGAAAGAGATGGAAGATCAGTACAATGACATCCAGAAACTCAACAACCCTGTAGTAAAACAGAAGATGTTGCTGTCATTTGCTGACGGCTGTGACTCAGCTGCAGTAGAACTCAAGGCGTCTCCGATTGGTGGACAGTCAACTCACGTTCTTCTTCCTGTAAAGTCGCTCAAGGATAATGAAATTTACGCTCCGAACTTTGCAAATGGCACAACAGTTGCTTTGGTTCGGTTTCCTCATGCTGGCCCGTTTGAGATTCCTGTACTCAAGGTGAACAACAATAACAAAGAAGCTAACTCGTTCATGAAGAATGCCAAAGATGCTGTTGGCATTAATGAACACACAGCTTCCAAGTTGTCTGGTGCTGACTTTGATGGCGATACAGCGCTTGTTATTCCAATGACTCGCAAAGATTCTTCTGGTGAGATGGTCAAGGTGACAAATATTAAGTCTGCTCCATCTCTTCCTCATCTTGATGGGTTTAATCCTACAGCTGAGTATGGTGTTGATAATCCAAGAATGCCTACGAAGATCAAGGATGGCAAGAAAGTGCCTGCTTACAAGATTATGTCAGAGTCATACAAACAGAAGCAGATGGGAATTGCTTCAAACTTGATCACTGACATGTATGCAAAGGGATGTGATGATCCAGATGAATTGTCTCGTGCTGTACGCTATTCAATGGTTGTCATTGATGCGACCAAGCATAAGCTGAATTACAAGCAAGCACAAAAAGACTACAACATCAAAGAGCTTCAGCAGAAGTATCAGAAGAAAGCTGATGGTGGTGCTGGTGGTTCTTCTTCGTTGCTGTCACGCTCCGGATCTCCACTTGATGTTCCTGCTCGTCAGGCTGGGTATAAAATTGATCCAGAAACTGGTGAGAAAATTTATCGTGCTCCTACTGTTACTACGAAGACAAAGAGAGAACCTGTTTATGTCAAGGTTACTGCTCCATCTGTATGGAAAGATAACGATGGGAAGCTTCATAAGATCAGTGCCGGTGGGTATTTGAAAGACGCCTCTGGTAATAAGATCATAGAGACCTATGGTGGCAAGATCGTGAGGAGTGCTGATGGGATTAGTACCTATAACCCTGGCACAACCAAAGGGGAGAGGAAACAGAAGTGGGTCAATGGTGAGACTGTTGAGCGTACCACCAAGTCTACCCGTATGGCGGAGGCTAAAGACGCACGTGAACTCCTATCCGAGAACCCTACCAACATAGAGAGGGCCTACGCGGACTATGCCAACCATATGAAGACTATGGGTAATCAGGCTCGTAAGGCCTCTTTGCAGGTCAAGATGCCTAAGGTAGACCCTGTAGCACGTAAGCAGTACTCTACTGAGGTCAAGTCCTTGCAGGAGAAGCTGGTAACAGCCAAGAAGAACTCTGTGCGAGAGAGACAGGCTCAGTTATTGGCCACATCTATCATCAATGCAGAGTGCGACAAGCGTGAAGACATGGATTCTGAAACACGCAGAAAGCTGAAAGGTCAGGCTTTAAAGTCTGCTCGTGAAGCAACTGGTGCTTCAAAGACTCGTGTTAAGTTCACTGAGAAAGAATGGGAAGCTGTAAATCACAATGCTGTTTCTCCTTCGTTCTTAAAGCAGCTTTTGGACAATGCTGACACTGACAATTATACAAAGCTTGCAATGCCAAAGTCTGACACAATTGGAACAGCAAAACGAAATAGAATTCAAGCACTTTACAATGCTGGTTGGACACAAGAAGAAATTGCAAAAGCTGTTGGAATCAGTCAAAGTTCTGTATCATCAATTGTAAGTTAGTGAAAGGAGAAAGTGATGAAGAAAGCAATGCTAATTACAACTGCTGACAATCCTTTTGATCCTTTTACGCAGTTTACTGAATGGTACAATTATGATGTAAATATTAAGGGCTACAATACCTGTGCATACATTGATAAACTGGCCCCCACATCGGATGAGAACCTGACTGATTACGAGAATGGTATTATCATTGATCAGGCAAACAACGAGATACTGGACATCGGGTATGCAGTAGACAGAGACGGTAATACAGTACCCTATCTACCAGTGTTTGAGGGTCAGGCAAATGAATGGTGAATTGAATTAAAGTGTTTTAAACGAATTGAATTGTGCAGTTATCAAGCTGAACTGTTTGATGATGACGTTTGGAGTGCTTCGTTCGTTTTTTAATTGCTTTTCGTTTGCAAATAATTTAATTTTTTCTAAATTTTTTAGATTTT